TTCATCTCCTCCGTAAGTGCATAGGTGAGAACCCCAACTAAATCAATGACTTAGCTGAGGCTCCATTCTGGTTAATATGAGAGCGCAACGGCTATAACTACGCCCAGAAGTACAGCATATACGAACGCAAAGTCCTCAATCACCTGCACACCCCCGCTTAGCGAACTCTATCTGTAGCTCGATACAATGCTTAGCCTTCTCTAGGTCTTGCACATGGTTGCCCTTGTTGCGAGACAGGTACTTGTTCACCTTGGTGTAGAGAGCAGCTCGTACTCCATAGTACCCGAAGTTCTCGTAAGTAACCTCTAGCGGCTGGATGCCTTGGTCTGTGTAGTGTGAGCCACCCACCTGTTTGTCCATAGTGGATTGACGGGCTACCTTAGCTACTCGATCCCAATCTGCTGGTGATGCGTCATTGATGCTCATATTGATTCTCCGTTAAAGTAGACTTCTTGTGTCTCAAAGTTGTAGTCTTTAGCTGTGAGGATACGCGCCATTTTCGCGTTTTCCCATACCATCTCTTCGCCTAAGCCTTTCTTTAGGAACGTGTCCTTGATGACCTTCCAGATGTCGTCACCAGCTTCTAGAGCCTTGTCTACGATCTTGGCTGCTGTAACCATACCGATGCTGGGACAGCCCTTGTAGTTGTCTACAGGGTCACCAGCTAGTATCTGCATGTAGTAGAACCTACGCCCTTCATCGTAGCTGACTTCCACCAGCTCTCGTGTGCTGTCATCAAGGTGCTTGCCTTCAATCATGCGTAGGTCTTTATCTATTGTCCAGATCACGGTGTCTTCTGCTTGGTAGATACCTAGCATGTCGTCACCCTCTAGCCTGTCTTCAAAGGTAGCTCCGTACTCATCAATGAGGTACTGGTCAGCGAAGGAGCGTAGCATTGGGACTCGTGTGCCTGCTCGGTTGGCTTTGTAGTAACTTGCCACACCTTTGCGGAAGTTCTTCTTACCTGAGATAAAGACTACTGGCTCAACAGCGTCCGACACCTGTTCTTCTAGAGACTCTACTAGACTCTGGATGATGCCGTCTATCTTGGTCTTACAGGTGTCCTCATGGGCGTGTAGGCTCCACTCACCGTCACCCCAGTTCACAGGTATCTCTGAACCTGCCGCTGCTTGGTAGGACACTACGTCCCCGTCTATTAGTAATCTAGTCATGGTACTCTTCCTCTTCTTCCATTTCGCTTACGTCAACCAGTTCTATGCCTAGCTGCATCAGTCTCCACCGTATGATGGACTCTACTGCTAGTCGTACACCGAAGGCTACACTAACGAACCCTAGGCTTAATGCCAGTATAATGTTAAATATAGATACGCTCATGTTAGCTCCTGTGGTTAGCCCACCTTAGTGATCGGTCAACAGGATCAAAGATCAAGTACACTACACCTAGCTTCTTCTGGGCTACGGTGCGTCCCTTAACTGTTGAACCCTTCTTCTGCATCTTAACGTCAATCAGGTGGATTACACCACTCTTGATCGCTACTATATCTACTGAGCCAGAGCATCCTGAATTATGGAATACCTCGTAGCCGTTGTCCCAGAGCCAAGTGATAGCATACAGTTCAGCTACGTCACCCAGCCTACTGGGGCTAGTGAGTTTCGCTCCAGTCTTTGCCGACTTTGTACTCTGCTTCGAGCGCGACTTTGAAGCCAACGTCTTTCTCGACTTTCTTGATTGCCTCTTCACAGATCCTTCCAACTTGTTCTTCGTAACCATTCTTCACCACCATCTGTACTTCATCGTGGATAAATAAGCCTATCTGAGCCTCGTCCATAGTGAGTCCTGCCGCCCGTAGGTCGTCCTCAATCTGTATGTACCACATCTTACAGATGATAGCACCTGCTGATTGCAGTAGGGTGTTGAGGGCTGCGTGAGCGTGTCGTACTGGGACTCTACGTCCGTCTAGACCTCGTAGGCTCTTGTGTCCTCTCTGGCCTCTTAGGTTCTCAGTAATAGCCCTGCGTAGCATCTTGAGTGCAGGGGTCTTGCGTAGGAAGCGGGCCTTCAACTTCTTACCCTCGTCCTCTGACCCGCCTACGATCGACCCGATCTTCTCGTCACCAGCTCCGTAGAGGTAGGCGTAGATGAAGGTCTTGGCTGCGTTACGTGTGGGAAGCCCTGCCGCCTCTTGGTTGACTGTGTGTATGTCACCAGACACCACCTCTTTAGCGTAGGCTCCGTCATCGTAGCGGTGCATGTAATGCCCAAGACACCGTAGCTCTAGGCCACTGGCATCCGCACCGACTATCGAGTAACCCTCGGGGGCTCTGAACAAGGCTCTACACTCGACTCCGAAGGGAGCCCCGACTGAAGGTACTTGAGCTAGGTTAGGGGCTGTGTGGGTACAGCGAGAGGTTACTGCACCCATCGTGTTTACGCGCCCGTGTATCTTACCGTCTTCACTCAACTTCAACCAAGCCTGCTTTCCGTTGGCGATCTGACCTAGGCGCTTGCCTAACATCATGTGTTCCAACAGCAGTTTGGTTTCGGGGATCCCTTCAATACCCGCAAGCACCTTCTCGTCTACCTTAGGTTTCCCTGAGGGCGTGAAGTCTTTAGGCTCCCAACCCCTGCGCTGTAGCCTATCAGCTATCTGGTCGCGTGAGGTGGGAAGGAAGGGTGTTACTTTGGTCTTGGTTTTCATCTCAATTACATTGGGCTCGAAAGTATCCACAAGGGTGGCTTCTAGCTGCATGTACCTAGCTGTTATCTTACCTGCTAGTTTACCTGCGGCCTCCTCATCGAAGGGGAAGCCTCTGTCTTCTTGCTCCTTGCAGAGCTGTGCTATACGCTGCTCCATCTCAAACACTTTAGGCGGTGTGTTCTTGCTCTCAATTAACTTGAGTAGCTTGATGTTCACCTCGACATCCTGAGCGCAGTATTCTAACATCGCAGGGGTAAAGTGTTCCCATGCGTTATCCTGCTCACCGAAGTCACCCTTAGCCTCGCCTAGTCGTTGCCCCCATGCCTTAAGGCCGTGGCTGCCGATTAGAGTGCCTACTACCTTACGGGCTGCTAAGTCCCGTACAGCTAGGTCAGGCCAGATCACTCTGGATGCTACAAGCGTGTCGAATATCTTACCTGTGTGTTTGTAGCCGTGGGTCTTTTCCAAGGCTGGTAGGTCGAAGTTGATGACGTTGTGTCCACCGATTACGTCAGCGTTCTTCAGGATCTCAATTCCTTCTGAGACATCCTGAGCTGACATCTTCTCTCCTGTTTCGCTATCACCTACAGCGATGCAGTGCGTCTTGTCCATAGTGGCTAAGAAGCCGTTTGTTTCTATATCGAATACTTTCATATACCCTCCGCTAGAGTGGTTAGTTTAATCGTCTGATTCTATAGCCCCCGCGAACATCGCGCATATATCCTCGAACTCCTGCCTGAATTTAGGCCAAGGCATAGGGTGGTTTCCTGTTTCTCTCGCTCGTTGTGAGTACACCTTATACGCACCCATCGCCCGAAGCTCAGAGTATTCTAAGGTTGGGTCTGGCATCTCATCCATCACTCTCTCCCGTTGTCGTTAAGCTCTGTGTTATGCCTCTACAG